TTATCTGAAAAATTTAAATAAAATCCTTGATTTCCATAAGAACCTGTATATTTTATTGGATTCCATTGACCTGTTTCTGCATTTGTCTCTCCAAAAGATGCTGGTGTTAATGCTTCTCCATCAATAAAATTAAATTCTGCAATATAACCTCCAAAGTAATTTGCACTTCCTGTAGCTATTGAATAACCTATGTTGTGTGCTCCTCCTGTACCAGCTAAAAATGCAGTTGAGTCGTAGTTTTGTGAAGGATATGTAGCGGCTGCAAAACTTGTTTCTTGAACTCCATTTACATACAGTTTAACTCTATCTGATGCCGTAGATTGTGTCGTGTCATATTGTAAGACTATATGATACCAAGCAGAAGTATCTCTAAATAATCTATTCGTTCTTAACTCCCAATCACCTCCTCCACTTGTTGCGTTTCTATTACCAACACGAAACTGGTCATTAATTCCGATTCCTGTACCAGCACCCTGAAACATCATTGCATCACCAGCACCGCTTACACCATATTGAAAAAAACCCTGTCCAAAGCTATCATTAATTTTTGATCTTTTAACCCATACCGAAACTGTGCGTTTTCTGACATTAGTAGAAGTGCCAAAAGTTCTAGCTAAGTTAGGACTATCGCTAGGATTAAACCTTAAACTACGATCTATCGTATAAGCACTATCAGCAGCACCAGAAGCTCCGACTCTTATAGCATCATAAAAACCCATTACTTAACGTCCAATGAAACTGCACAATGTATAACATTACTGGACAGAATAATATAGTCAATTCGATCTGTCAGACCTGCTCCTGTTGTTAATGTCGGTGCTGTGCCTCCTACAAATTTAAAAGCACTATTAAATGATGCTGTCCTAGAGCCAGTACCATCTTGTGTAATAAATATCGAACCTGCCTGACCCACTACTTGATTACTTGGAGCTGCGAAAGTTCTATTACCACCTAGTGTTACTGAATGATGACAAGCTGT